GCTTGATCCTTAGCGGTTGCGACTCGCGCCGCTCGTGCTGCTTTTTTTGTCACCTTGGTAGCTTTTCCGGCTTTTGTCGTACCGGCTTTGCCACCCGTGTGAGCTTTTGCCTTGATGCCTTGTGCAGTCATCCAACGATGGCGGCGAGAATTGAAAATTTTGATAATGGATTCGGCTTCCGCTTTGTCCGTTACCTTTTCAGATACTCGTGCCTTGTATGCCGCATAGACCTTGTCGGCGTCCTCAGTGGTTTTTACCTTGGCCGCTTCCATGATCTGTTCGACCAGTTTCTGGCCGCTCTTAGCATTAAGAGTGTGCTTGTCAAATAAATAGATCAAAGTCCCTAGGCTTCTATTGATTGCTTTTGACATACGTATTTACTCCATTGAGATTAGGTATGCCACCAATCCGCACCAAATTGTTAAACAGCATGGATAGCGTTGATCTATCCATGTCGAACATTCTACTCCATGTATATACAAATGCAAGTGTATCGAAGTCATAACACTGTTATGACCACCACGCGGTCATGTGAAATTTGACAGCACTATTGTGCAGGCAGGCTTCAAAGAATTACCAAAGAAATCAGCCACCCCTCAAAGAAATCGGCAGGCGCGGCATACCCCAGGCCCCCGCACCCCCCTTTGGCGCGAACAGTACCCGCGCATCACCCATACACTGTTCCGCTCGTTTTATTCTGTACTTTCGACCCCACCCCCGTTGTTTTTTTCCAACACCCTTTCTTCTAGGCAGTCTCCCTTTTTTTTATAGGAAATCGTCTAGGGAACCCCTACCTAGTGGGGGATATTCCGTCTATACGGATTCTCTTTGCTATTTAACATAATCTGGCACATCGAAATATCACGAGAAACTGCCGTAGGAATATGATTTGATTCTTTTTTTTTAGACAAAAATAGGCCTTGTTTTCCTTGTCAAGGGGGGGTAGTATGCTACAATCGGACGAGAGTCCCCCCTAGGAACCCCCCGAGTTACCTCGCTAAAGGTTCTCGTCCTCACTGGATAGCTTCGAGGGGGGTTCTACAGCGTCGGCTTTCTTGGGGAAAGCCTCGCTGTCTAGGTAAGGTTACCTTCCTAGTAAGAACGCGCGCACGCGGCTAAGTATAGAATCTAGTAATGAACTTACAGATAAACAGCCCTGCAATAGCGAAGAAGATTCAATCTCTTCCTGATTCTCAGAAGGCAGAGTTACTGGCTTTGCTTCAGGAACTGGAAGAAGCTAAAGAGCGAGAGACTTCTCAGAACGAGTTCATGCCGTTTGTGAAATCTCTCTGGCCTGCCTTCATCGAAGGCGAGCATCACAAGATCATGGCGAAGGCTTTTGAGAAGGTGGCTCGTGGTGAGTGCAAGCGGATGATTATCAATATCGCCCCTCGCCACACCAAGTCTGAGTTTGCTTCTTACATGCTGCCTGCTTGGTTCTTGGGTAACTTCCCGAACAAGAAGGTGATCCAGTGTTCCCACACCGCTGAACTGGCAGTGGGGTTTGGCCGTAAGGTTCGTAACCTGGTGGGTTCTGAGGATTACCGCAAGATCTTCACCGATGTGGACTTACAGGCAGACTCCAAAGCTGCAGGCCGGTGGAGTACCAACCAAGGCGGTGAGTATTTCGCCATTGGTGTGGGCGGTGCGGTCACAGGTAAGGGTGCCGATCTACTGATCATTGACGATCCCCATAGCGAGCAGGAAGCCGCCTTGGGTGATCCAGGGGTCTACAACAAGACCTATGAATGGTACACCTCGGGGCCGAGGCAGCGTCTTCAGCCAGGCGGGGCGATTATCATTGTGATGACCCGCTGGCATCAGCGGGATTTAACAGGCAGGGTTCTGAAAGCCTCGATTGAGCGAGGGGGTACTGATGAATGGGAAGTGATTGAGCTTCCTGCCATCTTGCCTTCAGGCAATCCGCTATGGCCTGAGTTCTGGAGCCAGAAGGAACTGGAAGCGATTCGGGATGAACTGCCCGTTGCGAAGTGGTCGGCTCAGTATCAGCAGAATCCGACCTCCGAAGAAGGCGCGTTAGTTAAACGTGAGTGGTGGCGGGTTTGGGAAAAGGATAGCCCTCCTGTCTGTGACTTTGTGATTCAGTCATGGGATACCGCCTTCACCAAAAAGCAAACCTCGGACTTCTCTGCCTGCACCACATGGGGCGTCTTTAAGCATCCGAACCCTGACACTGGGGTGATGCAGAGCAATATCATCCTGCTCGATGCCATGAAGGAGCGGATGGAGTTTCCCGAGTTAAAGAAACGGGCGATGGAGATGTACAAGATGTACACCCCCGATGCCTGTATTGTGGAAGCGAAAGCGGCTGGCGCACCCTTGATCTATGAACTTCGGGCGATGGGGATTCCTGTCTCGGAGTACACCCCCTCTCGAGGAAACGACAAGATCGCTCGCGTTAATGCGGTGAGTGATTTGTTCTCTAGCGGGGTCGTGTGGTGTCCTCCAACGCGCTGGGCCGAGGAAGTGGTTGAAGAGTTTGCAGCCTTTCCCAATGCCGAGCATGACGATCTCGTGGATAGCTCGACCCAAGCCTTGCTCAGATTTAGGCAGGGCGGTTTTATTTCCATCTACTCCGACGAACAAGAGGAAAGACTGCCTCGCCGGAAAGTCGCTTACTACTGAGGACACTATGGCTGCCGCGAAGAAAGCATTTATCTCCGGCGCTATTCGCCGTGAGTATGAGAAAAAGATGAAGGCATGCCCTGTGGCGACTCAGGATGTGCATGTAAATCTTGAGAATCGCAACCATGCGATCAAGGAATATGGATATGGGCCTCTCAACCCGAACGAACAGAATCGTAAGTTTTGGGGAAAGAAGGCAGATATGTGGGATGTGTCCCCTGCAGAGGCCAAAAAATCACGCTGCGGAAATTGCGCGGCTTTCATTCAGACTCCACAAATGCTTCAATGCATTGAGAATGGTATGGAAGCTGATGATGAGCCGCATGAAAGCAATGCTAAAGATGTGATCGAAGCATCGAACTTGGGCTACTGCGAGTTCTTCCATTTTAAATGCGCTGGCGACAGAACATGCGATGCATGGATTGTTGGTGGCCCCGTTAAGTAGGTAAGTAATGGCCGTTGACAAAACACTGGTTCCATTAGTCCCTGATGACCCAGACGCTCAAGCGGCTGAGTTAGAGATTGAGATCATGGCGGTGACCGATGAGGCACCCGCAATGACCATCAATGACGATGGCAGTGTCGAGATTGATTTCAGTGGTGGTGAATCTGCCGTAATGCCGGACGATCATTACGCCAACCTTGCCGAGTTCATAGACGAGCGTGAGTTAGAAAACCTTGGAAATGAACTGGTCGGGTCATTTGAGGCAGATAAAGACTCTCGCAAGGAATGGGAGCAAACCTACATCAAGGGTTTGGATCTGCTGGGTCTTAAGATTGAAGATCGCACAGAGCCATGGGCGGGGGCATGCGGTGTTTTCCACCCTCTCCTGACCGAGGCAGTCGTTAGATTCCAAGCCCAAGCCATTACCGAGATCTTTCCGGCCCAAGGGCCAGTGCGTGGAGTGGTGGTGGGCAAGCCCACCCCTGATAAAGACCGGCAAGCGGTTCGTGTACAGGACTACATGAACTATTTGCTGACCGAGCGGATGACGGAATACCGCTCCGAGACGGAAAAGATGCTGTTTTCGCTACCCTTAGCAGGCAGTGCGTTCCGTAAAGTTTACTTCGACCCGCAACTTAACCGTCCTGTGTCCATGTTTGTCCCTGCTGAAGACCTTGTGGTCTCTTACGGGGCAAGCGATTTGGAAACAGCCGAGCGGATTTCGCACATTATGCGAAAAACCCGCAACGATATTCGCAAATTGCAGGTGGCTGGGTTCTATCGAGACGTTGAACTCTCTGATCCAGCAGTAGACACTAGCGATATCAAGCAAAAAGAAGACGAGTTAGCTGGAATCTCCCCCTCTTACGAGAAAGATTCCCGCTTTACGCTCATTGAAATGATGGTAGATCTGGATCTACCTGGCTACGAAGACATGCAAGACGGTGAAGCGACCGAGATTGCGCTGCCGTATGTCGTAACTATCGATAAATCGTCGAGAAAAGTTCTAGCGATTCGTCGAAACTGGAATGAAGAAGATGAATTGCGCCGTAAGCGCGATCATTTTGTGCATTATCGCTACCTTCCTGGCATGGGCTTCTATGCTTTCGGGTTGATTCATTTGATCGGTGGGTTGGCAAAATCTGCCACCAGCATCCTGCGGCAGTTGGTTGATGCAGGCACCCTGTCAAATCTTCCCGGCGGTTTAAAAGCACGAGGCCTTCGCATTAAAGGCGACGACACCCCGATTGCTCCAGGTGAGTTTCGAGATGTCGATGTTCCAGGGGGGAGCATCAGGGATAACATTACATTTTTGCCCTATAAAGAGCCTTCAAATGTTCTTTATCAGCTGTTAAATAACATCGTTGATGAAGGTCGGCGGTTCGCGTCTTTGGCCGATATGAAGGTGGCCGACATGAACGCCGAAGCGCCGGTCGGTACCACGCTCGCCATCCTCGAACGCACGATGAAAGTGATGAGTGCGATTCAGGCGCGACTCCATGCTTCGCTGCGGCAGGAACTTCGTTTGTTGTCAGGAATCATCCGCGACTACGACGAGCCAGTTTATCCTTACGAGATTAAGGAAGGCAGCGAGATCAAGTCAGAAGACTTCGATAATCGCATCGATGTCATTCCTGTCAGCGATCCCAATGCCAATAGCATGGCCCAGCGCATCATGCAGAGTCAGGCAGCGTTGCAGCTGTCCTCACAAGCGCCACAGCTTTATGACATGAAGATTCTTCATCGCCAGATGCTAGAGAGCATGGGCGTTAAGAATGTGGATGAGATTATCAAACCGGATGAGGCAGAAGCGCCTGCTGATCCTGTGCAAGAAAACATGAATGTGGTCAACATGAAGCCGGTCAAAGCATTCGGCTATCAAGATCACAAGGCCCATATCGCAACCCATATGGCGTTTATGCAAAGCCCTGCCTTTATGGGATTGCAGCAAACCCCGATGTTCCAAGCTATGCAGGGAGCGTTCGATGCGCATATTCGAGAGCATATTGCCTTTGAGTACCGCCGTAACATCGAGCAAGAAATGGGTGTCCCGCTGCCGCAAGAAGGCGAGATATTGCCTGAAACGTTGGAGCGTCGGATTGCACCGCTTATTGCGCAGGCTGGCGAGCAGTTAAGCGCAAGAGAAGCCGCCATGGCGCAAGCTGCGAAGAATCAACAACTGATGCAAGACCCCATCATTCAGCAGAAAGAGCGTGAGCTAGCGATCGAAGAGATGAAAGCTCAAGCGAAGATGCAAGTCGATATGGCAAAGCTTCAGCTTGATGCGCAAAAGGCTCGCGCTAAAGATATGATCGAGATGGAACGTATCGGCGCACAAGAGCGAATGGCAGAAGCTTCGGTTCGTCAACGTATGATTGATACCGTGATTGACGCGCAAGTAGAATCTGAAAAGATTAGCTCAGCGGAACTACAGAAAGGCGCTGAGATTGGCGTCAAAATTAGCCAGGATATGAAAGGCCGGTAATGGCAACCGAAAGAATACTGGAACATTTGCGAGACACGATCCGCAGAATCATGAACGAGTATGCCGACAATGTGGCGACAGGTTCATGCCAAGACTTCGCAGAGTACAAAAGACTGTGCGGGGTCATCGAGGGATTAGCCCTTGCTGAACGCGAACTGCTTGACATCAAAGAGAAAGTCGAGAATAGTTAGTATATACGCATAATTGAATGCGCATCGTTGGGTGTCCAACGCAACCACTGGAGTCTACATGACGACTGTTGCAATAGCTGGAGAAGAGTCCAAAGCGACTCTGCCTAAAGTGGCTTCACAACTTCCTGAGCCAAAGGGATACAAAGTCCTGATTGCGCTGCCGGAGATTGAGGAGAAAACAGAAGGCGGTATCTTGAAAGCCTCGGAAACGATCCGAAACGAAACCGTAGCCACCATGTGTGGATTCGTTTTAAAACTAGGCGTCGATGCCTACAAAGACGAAAAGCGGTTTCCCAGCGGCCCTTATTGTAAAGAAGGCGACTGGGTAATCTTTCGGGCGTATAGCGGAACTCGCGTCAAGATTCATGACAAAGAGTTTCGTTTGATTAACGATGACACCGTAGAAGCGGTGGTCGAAGATCCGCGAGGCATTGAACGAGCATGAGCGAAGAAAACGACATTCAAGAAGATGTGGTTGAGCAAGAAAAGCCAACCTCTGAAGAAACCAAATTCTTCGGCATTAAAACTCAAATTATGCCAAGAGCTGGGGACGATGTTCCTGGCGAAGAAGAATACAAGATTGAGGTGGTCGATCCTCGCAAGAAAGAGGATCGGAAACCTAAGAAGGCTGAAGCGGCTAAAGACTCGGATGACGATGAATCCGAAGTCGAAAACTACAGCGCACGAGTTCGCAAGCGAATCGATAAGCTAAAGTATGAGTTCCATGAGGAACGCCGGCAGCGAGAAGAAGCCGCTCGATTGCGTGATGAAGCGATTACTTACGCTCAGCGCATCCAAGAGGAAAACAAACGGTTAACCTCTTTGGTGAGCGATACGCAGAAAGCCATTCAACAACAAATTGTTGAGAAGGCGAAAGCAGCTTACTCGCTAGCGGAGAATGAACTCAAACGCGCACATGAAGCGGGTGATGCGGATGCCATCGTTAAGGCACAGCAGAAGCTCACTCAAGCGCAACTTACTGAGGCAGCGGCTCCTGCCTATGCGCGTAAGCTAACAGAAGCTAAACTTGCAGCGCCTGTTAAAACAGAAACGCAAGCGGCTCCAGCGCCTGCCGCTGATCCGCTACAGCAAGTGGCGCGAGCAGTTCCGAAGCCTGATCCCAAGGCATCAGCTTGGCAGTCTCGTAATGAATGGTTTGGTTCTGACCCCGAGATGACCAACTTTGCCTACGGGGTTCACCAGAAATTACTCTCCGAATATGGAGAGGACTTTGCTTCAACCGATAGGTACTACGAAGCAATTGATAACAGAATGCGTCAGGTATTTCCTGACCGCTTCTCGGAGGAAGATGACGGGGATGACTCTTATGAGGAGTCGAAACCTGTTCGCACTGCGACTTCGAGGAGAGTTCCCGTCGTGGCTCCAGCGAAAAGATCGTCTGGGTCAGCCCCGCGCAAAGTGCAGTTGACGGCCACACAGGTCGCCCTCGCCAAGCGACTTGGATTGACTCCCCAGCAATATGCCTCACAAGTGATGAAGGAGATGGGCAATGGCTAATGTGCGCAAACCTCGCGAAATAGACACTCGTGCTGAAGAATCTCGGACTCCAAGTTGGAAGCCGCCTTCAATTTTACCCGATCCCTTGCCGCAAGACGGCTGGGTGTTTCGGTGGGTTCGGACATCCTCACTCGGTAATGCAGACAACAAGAATGCATCCGTGCGCTTAAGGGAAGGATGGGAGCCGGTAAAAGCGGAGGATCACCCTGAGTTAATGATCATGTCTGATCACAACTCGGAGTGGGCTAAGCGTGGAGGTGTTGAAGTAGGTGGACTCTTGCTTTGCAAGATGCCGGCTGAAAATGCTAAAGCTCGCCAAGACTTTTATGCGGGTAAGGCAGAACAGCAGGTTAACTCCATCGACAACAACTACCTGCGTGAAAGCGATCCACGTATGCCAATGTTGAAGCCAGAACGGAAGACGAGAGTTACGTTTGGTGGTGGCACCTAAGAATGGTTCTTAGCGGCCGCCTTGATTAACTTAAGGAGTATCAAGTATGTCTGCAACTGCAACCCCCTATGGGATGCGGCCTGTCGGTGTCCTTGGTGGCCGTGTCAACAATAACGCTTTCAACAGCTATAAGATCGCAAGCGGTTATGCCGCGAACGTGTTTTATGGCGATGTGGTAAAGCTTGTTAGCGATGGGGTCGTCGAGAAG